CGACGAACGTGAAGAGGTCGAAGAACGCGCGGATGAACTCCTCGGAGCTCATAGCACCGCGAAGCACTCCGCGGATGATGTAGTACTTCTCCGCCATCTTGCCCACGAGCCACACCGCCTTGAAAGATGAGCCTTTCTTGCCCCTTGTAGAGGGTGCAGGGTCGCCGTACAACACAAGGAACTTGAACTTGCGCAGCGGCGGCACTTTCGAGAATACGAGGTTGTGGAACACCTTGCCCTCGCTCAGCGGGTTGTTCATGTACTCGTTCTGGAATGAGCGGTTGCTGACGCTCTTCCGGATGCGGTTGATGTTATCGAGCGTGTTCTTCTCAGGCCATGAGCTGTTGCCGTCCTTGTCGATGATGTTCACAATGTCCCAGTGGTCGGCTTTCTCTCCGGCTCTCTTAATGCAGCAGTTCTTGGCGATGATGTTTCCGCAGAAGATTACGGTCGTAGGTGTTGCGGGGTCGCGCGTAGCGTACAGGGCATCTTCGAACCATTTCCACTTCTTGTCAACGATGGTGTCGTTAAGGCAGTCGGCATCGGTGTCGAAGTCGTCAACCAGCAGAACGTCGGGACGGATTGCCTCGCTACGAGCACCACGGGGCGCGCTGCCTGCACCTATGCCGAAGAAGGAGCATCCGCACTTGGCGGTGAACTGTGTAGAAGTCCACTTGCCCAGTACCTCCTGCTCTCCGTAGAATGCCTTTATTCGTCCGTTGCCCTCGAAGTTCGCCTTGTAAGGTGCAAGCAGCTTCTCCGCGCTCTGCTCCGTGGCACTTGCAAGGATGACGTTGTGCTTCTTCTTCGTTAAGGCGAGATATAGCACGCACATCATTGTAATGGTGGACTTTGCCAGAGAACGCGCCCACGACAGAACCTCGTACCACTCCGCGTTGTTGACAACGCGTTTTATCGCCCTTGTCTGGAAGGGTGCGAACTCGAACTTGGCGTAGTGCGGGAAGAAGTAACGACACCATTCCACGGGGTCGGCTTCGAGCCGTGCCAGCTTCCTGCGCTTCTCTACATCCGACAGGGCGAGAAGGTCATCATCGGCGGTGGCTCGCTGAATCTCGCGGACGAAGTCGTCCCACTCGCTCATCTTCTTACGCTCTTCTCTCGTCATAGCAATGTCTTAACGTATTCGTTCCACATCTCCACCACGTCCTTCGCCATCTCCAAGTCCTTGGATTTGACGAAGGCGATGAACTTCTTGCCCACCTCTACAGAAGACACAATGTCGCTGTCGTTACTCATCTGTCTGATGGCGGCAGAGAGCTTGCGCAGAATCTCAGCCTCTTCTACGGTAGCCACGCGCTGACCCTTGTCGCGCGCAGCGATGGCGGCGTTCAGTTCCTTCACCTGTTCCTTCATTCGTGCCACCTGCTGCTGAGTGCTCAGCGAGTCGGCAGCCTTGATGCTCTCCCAGTTGTCGTCCTTCGCCCACTTGGCGATGGTCTTCGGGTTCGCCTCCACCATCTCGGCTATCTCCCTCAGCGTATTCTCGCCCGTGAGGTATAGCTGAAGGGCTATTTCCTTCTTCTTCTTGTTGTTTATTCCCATCGAATTATGTTTGATTTTGCAAATTTAAGGCTTAAAACACAGAAATTCAACGGGTTAAATCCTTGTTAAGCATAGATTTAACGATGGCAGAACGTGATATTCCATGTACGAATTAAGGGGTTGAAATTCAAGAAATTACATTATACTTTTGCAGAAAAAACAGAAAGAAGATGAAGATTTACTTGTATAGCGACATCATGGATGATACGCCGCAGTCTGCCATCTCGGTAGCAGAGCAGTTGAAGGTAGCAGGCGGCGAGGATGTTGAGATACACATTAACAGTTGCGGCGGCAGCGTGTACGAGGGCTTCGCTATCTACAACTTGCTGAAGTCATACAGCGGCAGCGTGAAGATTTATGTCGACGGCATAGCGGCAAGTATTGCCGGAGTCATTGCGATGTGCGGTGCACCTATTTTTATGAGCCGTTACGCGCACCTCATGATTCATTCAGTCAGCGCGTCGGTGTATGGCAATGTTCAGGAGTTCCAACGCATGATGAAGCAGATGCTGGTGCTACAGTCTTCAATCGTGAAGATAATATCAGAGCGTACGGGCATGAGCGAGGAAGATGTAAACACCAAGTTCATGGACGGAGAAGACCACTACATTGGTGCAGAAGAGGCACAGAAGATGGGACTCATTGCAGGGATTTATGACGAAGAGGGCGACACGCCCGAATCTTCCGACATAACAACAGTGTATAATTTCGTAAACAATTTAAGAACAAGAAGAATGTTAATTGACGACATCAAGAAGGTGGGCGCGTTCAGCGGATGCGCCACCGAGCAGGACATTGTGAACAAGGCGACCGAACTCGCCGGTGTGTCCGGCAAGGCTGCGATTCTCGAAGCAGAGAATTGCGAATTAAAGAAGAAGCTCGCCGAGGCTGAGGTGGCGCGCCTTCAGGGCATCGTGAACGAGGCAGTACGAGCAGGCAAGATTGAAGAGTGCAACAAGGGCGCATTCCTTGCAATGCTGAAGGCTGACGAGGCTAACGCAGTGAAGTTCCTTGAGAACTTGAAGGCTAAGACAACAGCACGCGCGAAGGACTTCATCAAGGACGGCACACAGCCGAGCGAGTTCGAGAACAAGACATGGGACGAGCTCGACAAGGCGGGCAAGCTCGTCGAACTGAAGGAGCAGAACCCCGAGCTCTTCAAGTCTCTCTATAAGAAGGCATTCGGCGTTGACTACAAGTAACAAATTATCAACTATTTTTAAGAATAAAAGAAATGGCATTAAATGTTGAAATCTGGAAGCGCGAGATTGTGAACGGCTTGTTTGCCGACAATTCATTCGCTGCAAACTCTGTTGACGACTCGGCATACGTCAACGCCAAGACCGTACATGTGCCGAACGCTGGTGCTCCTTCGGGTGTGGTTAAGAACCGCGCAGAGCTCCCGGCATCAATCTCAACGCGCACCGACTACGACCTAACCTACGACATTGCGGAGTTCACCACGAACCCAATCCGCATTTCCAACGCAGATAAGGTAGAGCTGAGCTACGACAAGAGAAACAGCATCCTCGCGATGGACAGAGCCGAACTCATCGAGAAGGTTCACGAGGCTCTCATCCGCGATTGGGCAACAGGCATCACCAACAAGGTGGTTACGACCGGCGACAGCGTAGCCCCTACGGTAGCCAGCGCGACGGGCAACCGCAAGGCGTTCACCAAGGCAGACGTCCTTTCGGCTGCGTACCTGTTCGACAAGCAGAACATCCCTTCAGACGGCCGCTTTATTTTGTGCGACTCTGCAATGTACTACGAGCTTCTGGCATCGCTCACCGAGAGCGAGAGCAACGCGTTCCTTGCAAGCGCAGACGCACAGAAGGGCATCCTCGGCAAGTTGTATGGATTTACATTCTACAACCGTTCGAGCGCGCTCAGATGTACAGCAGCCGGTGCTCTTGCAGCAGCCGACAGCACAACCGCAACCGACGGCGCAGGCTGTCTTGCATGGCAGCGCGACTGCGTGAGCCGTGCGCTTGGCGAGGTCAAGATGTTCGACCAGAGCGGCGACCCTACATACTACGGCGACATCTTCAGCTTCTTAGTAAGAGCTGGTGGCAAGTACCGCCGCTATGACAAGAAGGGTGTGGCTATCATCTATCAGGGAACACCTGCGTAAATTATTGATTTAACATCAGTTAAATATGAGTTTACCGCGAGTTAAAATACAGTTCCTCAACGGCTCGCTCGGCACTGTGCCGGAATCAGCCGACGGTCTTCTTCTGATGGTGTGCAACGGTGCAGCCGTCAGTACGACCTTCGCGCTGAACACAGCCTACGAGATTAAGAGACTCGAAGCCCTCACGGCTCTCGGCGTGAACGATACGAACAACCCGGCACTATACAAGATGGTGTCGGAGTTCTACAGCGAAGCACCCGACGGCACTCGCGTGGTTGTTGCGGCAGTACCTGCTGCCGTAACAGTTCCGAAGATGGTGAACAAGACCATCGACGCGGAGGAGAACACGGGCTTCGTGCGCTCAATACTTGAACAGTACAAGGGTGAGATTCGCGGCGTTGTTGTGGCATATAAGGATGCCACAGCAGCCGCAACCACTCACGCCATCGCCGAAGATGTGCTCACAGCCCTGCCTCTTGCTCAGCAACTGGCAGAATGGGCGGCAACAGACTTGCACGCACCAATCTTCGTCATTCTCGAAGGCCGCAACTACAGCGGATTCACGTCAGACCTCACAGACCTCACCGCGAACGCATACAACCGCGTAGGCATCATGCTCGGCGGCACGGCTGCCGACGGCTCGGCATCGGTCGGAATGTTGGCAGGACGCATAGCGGTGTCGCCAGTACAGCGCAATGTGGGCAGAGTGAAGGACGGCGCGCTGTTCCCGCAGCAGCTCTACCTCGGAGACAAACTCATCGAGACTGTCATGGACGATGTGGAGACGGCATACGACAAGGGCTACATCGTTGCAAGAACTTACGCCGGCAAGGCTGGCTACTTCTTCGTGGACGATCTGCTCTGCACGGCACGCACCGACGACTACGCGAGCCTCGCGAACCGCCGCGTTGCGGACAAGGCGGCACGAATTGCATATATCACGCTGCTGAACTTTATGCTCGACGAGATAGAGCTGAACAGCGACGGAACAATGCAGCCGGCTATCGCGGCATACTGGCAGCAGTCGGTAGTGAGTGCAATCGACAAGCAGATGACGGCGAACGGCGAGCTGAGCGCAGACGACAGCCAGAGCGGATGCAAGTGTCTCATCGACACCACTCAGAACGTGGCAAGCACCTCGAAGGTGAATGTTACGCTGAAGATTCGCCCGTATGGTTATGCGCGCTATATTGATGTAGAACTCGGCTTCTTAGTCGAATAAATGTTTTAAAACATGTTTAATTCAAGAGAATATGAATGGGCAGACATTAGCGTCGTGCTTGGCGGCCGCGACATTACTGGTCTTCGTTCTATCCGCTACAAGGAGGCTCAGGAGAAGGAAGCAGTGTACGGCAAGGGAAACAGACCGCAGGCTATCCAGAAGGGCAACAAGTCCTACGAGGGAAGCATCGGCTTGCTCCAGTCCGAAGCCCTCGCTCTGGCAGAAGCTGCTGGCGGCAGTATCCTCGATGTTCGCGACGCTAAAATCGTCGTGCAGTATGGCAACCCTTCTCAGGGCGACACTATACACATTAAGGAGGTGTTCGGCATTGAGTTTACCGAAGACGAGACAAACTTCAAGCAGGGCGACAAGTTCCACGACGGCGAGTATTCTTTCATCGCTCTCGGCGTGCGCAAGGTCAAGTAGCATGTCGCCCCGCGAATATGGTATAATGTTGGCAAATTCGAATAAGAGATGGAAATTACACAAGAGAAGATAGAAGGCTGGAAGAAGCAGCACGGCGACATCTACCTCATCGAGGTGGAAGATAAGGCGTGCGTGGTTCGCAAGCCTAACCGCAAGGACTTGTCCTTCGCCATGTTGCTGAAGGATGATCCTATCAAATTCAACGAGACACTCCTGAACAATCTATGGATTGAGGGAGATGCCGAGATTAAGACGAACGACGACTATTTCCTCGCCGTGTCGGCACAGCTCGGCGAATTGATGCAGATTAAGGAGGCATCGTTAAAAAAGTTGTAGAGGCGGCTTCGGGAAGATATGAGGATAACCCAATTCTCTATATCGACACGGAGCTCCGCCACCATCTACACATAGACACTGACAACATCAGCGACGAGGAATGGGCGGCACGATTCGCCATCCTCTGCGAGATAAGGAAGAAAGAGGCAAAAGGTAACAAGGGATGAAGACAGTAGATTTCCTGCTTAATTTCAAGGCTAAGACGGATGCGGTGACGCGCGCGACATCTCAGATGGAGCAGAACATCGACAAGGTAGAGAAGAAGGCTTCGGGCTTCGCTACTACCTTCAAGGGTATGCTCGGCGCGAACCTCGCCACGACTGCCATCACCACCGCCCTCTCTGCTGTTACGGACTTCGTCAAGGGCTCGACCGAGGCGTGGAACGTGCAGGCACTCGCAGAGAAGAAGCTGGAGACCGTCATGCGCCAGCGAATGGGCGCGACAGATGCAGCAATCGACAGCGTGAAGTCGCTCGCAAGTGCTCAGCAGCAGCTGGGCATCATAGGCGATGAGGTGCAGCTGTCGGGCGCGCAGCAGATGGCTACCTTCCTGAACGAGAAGAAGAGCCTCGATGTGCTCATGCCGGCAATGAACAACTTGCTCGCACAGCAGAAGGGATTCAACGCCACGCAGGAAGATGCGGTAGGCATTGGCAATCTTATCGGCAAGGTGATGCAAGGACAGACGGCAGCCCTCACCCGTGTAGGCGTAACATTCACCGCCGCACAGGAACAGGTGCTGAAGTACGGCAACGAGCAGCAGCGCGCCGCAATGTTAGCGCAAGTCATTACCGATAATGTTGGCAACATGAACGAGGCTCTCGCCGCCACTCCGGAGGGCAAGCTGAAGCAGTTGCAGAACGACTACGGCGACCTTCAGGAACAGGCGGGCAAGTTGATGACCGGCATCAAGTCGGCATTCGCTCCGCTCGGTGCTCTCCTCGTGGGAGCATTCAGCAAGCTGATGCCGTATGTCGAGAAGATTGTGAAGCCGCTCACCGTGGGCATTCTTCGGGTCGTGGAGTATCTGCGACAGTCGAAGGACATGCTCGTGAGCCTCTTCGCTCCCGTCACGCAGTTCATAGCGACATTGAAGGCTGACACCGAGCAATGGCAGAGCTATATTCTGACAGTTCGCGACGTTGTGGCGGGCTTCGTTCCGGTGTTTAAGTCTGTTCTGAGCACCGTCATGAGCATAGCGGGCGGCATCATCGAGTTCGTGCGCAGTTCTGAGATACTGAAGGACGTGTTCAGCGTTATAGGCGGCTTCGCCCTTACGCTCTTCGACACGGTGAAGGAGATAGTCAATCTCTTCAGCTGGCTCTGGAACAAGGTGGTAATGCCAATACTCAACGGCATCGACCGCATGTACAAGTACGTTAAGGAGCTGATGGGCTACAAGCTCAAGACGGGCACGAAGGCGGCGACCGTACAGACTCCGCAGAAGGGCATCAGCGCGCCATCGCTGGCGGGCTCGCCGGCTGCAAGTCTGGCTACCACGCCCAACACTCTCGGACAGAGCGACAAGGGCAAACAGACCGCCGAATCTGTGGCAACAGGCGGAACTCGCAGCACATCGGTATATGTCAACATTGCGAAGTTGATTGAGACGATGAACACATACAAGACCGAGAGCGAGAGCAACGAGGACTTCTACGACCGCGTGGTCGAGGCGGTAGTCAGGGCGGTTAACATAGGAACAGCAGCAGCAAGATAATGGAGACACGATTCATTCTTCAGAGCGTAGCGAAGGAGGTGCAGCACCAAGTGCGCGCCGGATTCTATGCGCTGGGCATGGGCGACGACCAGATTGCGAAGGTCGAGCCGTCGGCGTTCCTCGACATCGAGCACGCAAGCGACGAGGACTTGTCGGAGTTCGTCAAGAACAACGCCTTCGGGCTGCCGATGGTGTTTCCCTTATCGCTGAAGAAGGCGGACGACCCCGATGCTAAGTATTACACGCTGCCTGTTGAGCCGATGA